TATTTCTGTCCATGTTACTGAATCGTTAACTATGATTTCCCATTTCTCTCTACCTATTGTAGCAGTTCCTGATGTAACACTTACAGCACCACCACTTCTTTGTATTCTCTCACAAGTTGCTGTAATTGAAGCTTCTACTGGTAACACAACACTACCTTGGAAAATTTTCTCTGAGTCTGATGTTACTACTGCCTCTGCCAAATTTGATGGAGTATTTGCTGTTCCACCCATTCCTGAATGAATACCACAATAGTAATAAAGAGTTGGAGCATCAGCAGGAACTACTATAGTCACTTGTGTTGAACTATTGTGTGTGACACCTGTTGTGTATTCAGTTCCACTATTATGAGTTCCGTCTGAAGTTGTCGAGAACTTAAACGGGTGTGCTGAAGGATAATTAAAGACATAAGTGTTGCCTTCAACAAGCTCTAATGTTGGTTGCTGAACTTGTGTTATAAAGTATTTGTGGTTTCCTCCCACATCTTGGTGTCCTACCTCATAGGTAATTGTGTAAGCACCAAGGCTTGTCGTTGATGCAATTCCACCTCGTGTAGCAAATCCTAATACAGTTATACTCGCAACTGCTGTTGGAACACCTGAACCAAACCTTACCCTATTACAGATTGCGGCTATGGTTGCTGTAGCTGTTAAAGCACCTGTACCAGTCACCATAAACACACCTGATGCAGTTACAGAAGCTACTGCTGATACAGTAGCAGAACCTTTTGCAGTTTTGAAACCAAGTGTGACAATAGTTGCACTTGGAGATACTGTTGCAGAACTCTCTCGAACCCTAGCACCATTGCCTGTAGTGGTTACTGTAGTTGTAGATGTTCCACTAACTGTAGCACCTGTTTCAGGAACTCTTACAGCACTTGCTGAAATTGAAGATGCTACAGTTACTGTAGCCACACCAACTCGTATCCTAATACATGAAGCTGTTACTGAAGAAATCGCAGTTACTACAGTCTGTATATCACCTTGAGTGTATTCGTGGATTCCATATGCACCCATACCATAGGCATGTACATCTGTCTCTTCTATGATTACAACTTCACCTGCACAAGTAATACTTGCAGTCGAAGTCATCGTAGCCGGGCCGGAACCAACTGCTGTTACAGCATTTACATTGGGTATCGTACAGGTGGCTGTAACTGTTGCTGAAGCATTTATTACTTCACCAGCACTAGAACCATAGGTTCTTAGACCATATTGGGCTTCACTATATTCAAAAGCCATTTATAGGCTCGTATTAGTTAAGCGTTATATCTAGGTCACCTGATGGAACACGAAACACATCACCAGTCTCAATCAATTTAGATGCTGATAAAGTCGCATAACACATCAAATTACCTGATGAAGCGGCATCATATACACCTACATGCGTTACAGTTCCCCAAGAACCAGTAGCTGTAGGAAATTCAACAGCCGCATTGTTTGAAGTTGTAGCTCCTGAAGTTGTAAATGCAACAGTCTGTCTTGCATAAGCATCACCTGACAATTCTGTTACTGAACCTGCTTCACCATCAGAGATGGCTGTAAATAACGCTAAGTATTTCGTACCGGGAGCTGTGTAAGCCGCTCCTGCAAATACATGGTCTAGTATTTCCGTTTCTAAAAAGTTAGTAAAACTCATCCTAATCCCCTCACTTTAAGTCGTAAGCCTGAACCACTATAACGAGCTAGTTCAGAGGCTTCATTTAATCTAGCTACTGCGGCACTATACATCTGCGCCCAAATAGCTACCCTCTGATCTTCTGCTAGATAAGGTGCTGAATGTATTAAAGCTCCGTAGAGATATACATCAGGCGAATCTAATAAAAGCCAGTTATCTGAGTTGCTAATAAGAGAAGGTATCTTCTGATAGTAAAGCAACTCAAAATCTGTGTCATCAGATGGTGTTGGATATAACTGAAATTGTCCATCTGCATGTGTGTAATAAATTGATGTTCCACTTATATCTTCAGCTCTTGCTCGTTTGTCTGCCATTGCATCCCTTGATATAAGATTAACTACTGTTGTTCCTGTAGCAGTTAGGTGTAACCTGATCGTCTCTAACCAATCAGCAGGATATTGCATGTACTCATCACCACCTGTCTGTTGACCACTTGATCGAGCTTCCATCTTCCAATGTCGTACATCTCTGTTGATCTGTGCTTCAGCTAATGAAATGAAATCAGGTATGACTGCTGTTAGATCGTCTCTGTTGAGAAAGTCTGCAACACTTGCTTTCAGTTCTGTGTAAGTAGTGAGTGCCATATTAAAATCCTAGGTTGCTTTGCATTTCTAACTCGTAAGGAGATATTCTGCCTTGCAAAAATTGTCTCTTAAAGTTATCTATTTGCTCATCTGTAGTCATTCCTTTTGTAGCACTTATGATCTCTGCTTGTTCTCTATCGGACATCGCACCTAAACGAGAAGCAAACCTTGCATCTATATCGGATACAGCACCTTGATCCATTCCACCACCAAGATTAGCTGTAATACCTTGCTGTTGTCTCATTCGTGCTATTGCTTGTTCAGTTGGTTGAGAATCGAATGAATATCCTTCTGACATACCATCAACCATAAACTCATACTCATGATCTGATACTCCTCCAAATCGTCCTGTAGATATTGCGTCAACTACATTTCTAAGTTCATTTGGTGGAAGATTTATATCAAAACTACCCACACCCATCTGTCGTAACATGGGCATTTTATGTGTCAGCCATCCTCCGAGAGCTTCATCAGGTACATATTGTGAAGCTATTTTGAAATTCTGTAGTTCATTATTTGATACAGCTCCTTCACCTCGTTGTAAGCCTCTCATATTTGTCAATGCATTTGTAGTAGCATTGTTATATGGTGTTGTGTTTGCTAGAGGATCAAGGTATTGCATCTCGTTAGGTGTGTAGTTGGATGTTTTATCTCGATCAAATCTGTTTTTCTCAAGCCATGATTCGTAACCTGATCCTGTCTTGCCTGTATCTGTAGCTCCTTTCTTGCGACCTGACATGATCCCCATCTCTTTCTCTGAGATCGCACCACCACGTTCTTTTAAGAGCTTTTGTAGTAATTCCATGATACCAAAATTGCTTTCTGCCATCTTATCTCTCCCTTGGTTTTCCGTAAGTATATTCTATTTTGTTGAATTTGTTCGTCATTATTGATTCAATAAGTTAGCTATAGAAGTCATAACATCCCTTCTCATATCCTTTATTCCTTGTATATGACCTTCATCTTTACTCTGATCAGGGTTAAAGAATGTTCCTAAAGCTCTAGCAATGTTTTCTTGCATATTCCTTTGTCCGAATGGTGTGCCATCAGTCTTGTTTGGGTTCAACATAGCAGTCACATAGAGCTTACCTAGAATTTCTCTTGGGTTGTTTAGTTTCTCGTTTGGATGCTCTGCTGTATTAATTTTATCCACAACATCTAAGTGCTTGGTTCTATCATCGTTCATCCAAGCTTCATACCAATCTTGTGGTGTTGGTGATCTATTGTTGGGTAGTATGGCAGTATTTAAAGACATTGCTATCTTACTTAATGATTCTCCCTTACCCATCCAAACATCTATGTAATGACCATACTCATGTCCAGTAACATTCTGTTTAGGAGGATAACCTTGAGACATTTGTCTCTCGAAATTAGGTGCTTGAGCTTCAATTATTTCGGAAGGAGTACCTCTTGAGTCTATAGCACCTTGTCTTGAAACACCCAAATAAGAGTTATCACCTGAATTGTATCCTAGATTTACCGAATCAATACTAGCTCTCATCAAACCACTAGCTTCTAACAATCCTTTACGCTTAAGTTCCCAATCAATAGGATGTTGTATTGGTGATATGTTCGCATTTGCATCCTTGTTTAACCATTCCCTTTCATACCAATCTCTAGGTATGTATGGAACTCTGTCAAAGTCAGCTTCAGCTTTTGTCTTATGTTTACCATAAGGTATATCTCTGCCTTCAGATGAAGCTAAATGAACATTAGTTGGAAATAGTTTTTTTCGATCTACCTTCAATCCAAACTCTTTAAAGGTTTTTAATGTTTGATCAGCAAACTCATTCCATAGTTTTGGACTTCCATAGGTCTGATGAACCTGATCTCCAAGGTTCTCATTAGGTGTATACATGTCTTGATAATGTGGAGACTCACGAGGTATTGGATCAGGTGGACTCATCACTCCACGTTGTTGTGCATATAATGTGCCAAGTTTGTTTGTTGAAAGTTGAGGTGGTTTAGGTTCTTCGTATCCTACCAAACCCTTAAAACTCTTATGTATGTCTTCTAGTAGGCTCATTGTAGTAGTCCTGTTTTTAGTGGAGGTGCATCCTGTTTGAGTAAACCTCCCATCACATCTGAGTAGTCTACTACATCAAGAGGTGCTTTGCTACCAAATTCTTTCATTCTGTATTTCTCTCCATACCACAGGATCGCTTGTAAATCTGCTGTAGTCATATCAGGATATTCTTTTT